GGAGCCAGGAAACATCCTTGCCCAAAAGCAGGGGTATTCCTAGCCCACTTCGTTCAGAACAGGTGGCCCCAAACGGGCTAGGCCGGGCGGGAGCCCGGCCTACGGAAGCAGCTTCCGCGAGTGGGAAGGAAACAGGGCAACAGACATCTGTCATGAAACCCTTGATTCCATCACCGGCGACTGCACCATCGCGTTCGGAAACAGCAGTGGAGAAAAGCTGCCCGTCCCAGGATATGTTGAACAGCTCTTCCCCAACTCCGATCATTTTCAAAATCCTCCGAAAACGACAGATCAAGAAGCACTCAAGCGCACGCTTGGAGTGCACGAGCGAATCAATTCTGAAGCCCGGAGCAGAGTACAACCTTGTTTGGTCAGCTCTGCTTCCCGAGCAGCAGGAAGCGTTGCAGAAGCTGGTGTGCCCGGGTTCTTTGCGGAGCCCGAACAGCCAGTTCCTGCAGAACTCTCCAACATCGTAGAGTTCAGACGGTACATTTCGCAGAAACGTGAGGGGAAATTTGTCCTTGATCCTAATTCGTCGCCAGGTTTTCCGTGGGTTCGCCACGGCTCCGACAATGGCAAAGTCTTTGGCTATGTGCCTTGGCTTGGCTACGTCGGAGACAGGGTTGCGGATTTGTTTCAGGCTGTCAAGATAAGGTACCAGGAGTTGCTCGTGGGCCCAATTCTTGACGACATATTTCCCTTCATAAAACAAGAACCCCACAAGAAAGAGAAGCTGGAACAAGGCAAGTTTCGCATCATTGCCGGTGTCTCCGCCACAGATCAACTGGTGGCCGAGATTTTGTTCCGACCCCTTCTTGATGAGCAGCGGAAGACCTCCATTTTTGGCAACATCGCCATAGGATGGTCGCCGGTGGCGCGTGGGGGAGTTGCACAGTTCTGGTCCGCAACGGCCGGGATGGAAGAGTGCACCGACAAGTCCTCCTGGGACTGGACAGTCGTTCCCTGGATGGTCTCTGCGGTAGTAAGGATCTTTGAGGAGTGGGGATTTGGACCTAGAGCTCTCAATCATGTGAGAGCTATGATGGGTCCCAAAACCTACCGATCTCGTTCCTTTGCGATGCGCATGGATCACGCAGGTGTTATGCCGTCCGGTTGGAAACTCACCATCTTTGTCAACTCTCTCCTTCAGCTCCTCATTTTTGAGATGGCTGGCGGCACCGGGCGCTGTTTGGCGATGGGTGACGACACGATTCAGACTACGCAAGCCCCAGAGCACTGGGAGAAGGTTGCTGGTTTGGGACCGATCGTGAAAGCGGTGGAAAGAGGCAAGGAGTTTTGCGGCGCGACTTTCACGGCGACTGGGTTTGTCCCCAGTTACTGGCGGAAGCACTGCGTCCAACTCCATAACCTCACTGTCACCAACGCTCTCTCGACTCTGGCTTCCTACCAGTATCTCTACGCGTACATGCCTCGTCATCTTGCTGTCATTCAGCGCTGGCTCATCGACATGGGGGCCGAAGCTCTCGTAGTGGAGCCTTGGTATCTGTTTT